AACTACTCAGGGTGTTTTTAAATGTGGCATGGAAGCAATATTTAGAGATAGAATATCTCCTAATGTATTTAAGACTATGTATGATTTAGTGTATCCTGTGGGATCATTATATACAACTTCAAATGCTTCTATAAATCCAAAAACTTTATTTGGTGGAGAGTGGCAATTAGTAGATAAAGAATTTACACCAGCATGGAGAGATTTCTCACCATACTGGCATCCCACATATACAGCTGGCACTAAAAAATTAGTAGGTATATATACTGGTCATACAATGGAGATCAGGGGGACTTGGGGTGTTAAAGGAGCGTTATCTGATACGTCTCATCCTACATTCAGTATACCATGGAAGACACTGGGACTTAATGCCATAGATCATGCTGTATATTGCCAGGTAAACTGTGATGGTTATAATGCTATAGGTATAGGTATATTTTCAAACTATCAAACTTTTAATAGTAGTAGTGTAGTTACTAGTACAGATACTAAAAAAGCTGGAATTTCAATATTTGATTGGGTAACAAGATCTTCTACATATCCAGCTGCAAGTACTAGCTATCCACCTGCTGCTTTTTCTATTATATATAATTGTTATAAATCTTCAAATATAATAAATAGTTTTTGTAGTAAATTTATATGGAAGCGTATTAGCTAAGGGGACAAAATAAATGTATTCAATAGGATTTCCAAATATATTTAATGGATCTAAAGTTTATCTTAATAAAGACTATGACGCAATTAAAGTTAATTTAAAATCTTTACTAATGTCTAATAGATTTGGACTATATGGTGATCCATGGTATGGAGTTAATCTTAAACAAATAATTTATCATCAAGCAGCAAAACCAGTAGTTGTTGAATTATTGAAAGATGAAATATTTCAAGCTATTTATTCATATATGCCTCAAGTTGAGGTTACTAAAGATGATATAGATATAGAGGTAGATGGTAATACAGTATATGCTTCAATTGATGTATCATTAGATGCTTCTATACCATCTGATTTGTTTAAGATAAAAATAATATTAGATGATGAAATATAGTTTACAATTTTATGATTTTATGTTATAATATATAATTAAAAAAATAATTAGAGGAGAATTAAATGGCTCAAGATATTGTTAATAACAATCAGGGCATTTCTTATACTAATCTAGATTTTTCTTCTATATACATAGAGGTACTGGATTTAATAAAGAAATTAACTTATAAGTGGGATCCATCTATTTCTGATGAATCTGATCCTGGTGTTATTCTAGTAAAGTTGTCAGCGTTATTGGCTGATAAATGTAATTATAATATAGATAAGAGTGTACTTGAAGCATTTCCATTATCCGTAACACAAGAAGCTAATGCAAGACAACTTTATGAACAGCTTGGATATTACATGGACTGGTATGAAGCCGCGACTGTACCTGTATTATTAAGTTGGATAAATGAATCAGGTAATACTAATGAGGAAGTAAAAGAATATACTATACCTTTATTCACACCGATTTCAAATAAAGACGGAAGTATAAAATATACTTTAATCGGAGTAGAAGGTCCTGATGGTGTTGTAGTTTCTAATGGCATGCTTACTACTGATTCAAGAGAATTAAAGATGATTGCCATGGAAGGTATTGCTGTAAAATATTCATATCAAAATAATGGGAGTAACATTGTTACATCTCAAATGGTTGATAAAGATACTCATAGAATTTATTTTACTGGTGATTCTTTTGCCCAAAGAATAGTACAAAATGGTATCTTTATAACGAATACAGGTCAATCAAATTATTCAAGTTGGAAAAGAGTTAATAATATATATGAACAATCTTATAATGAATTAAGATATAAATTTGGATATGACCAATTTTCACAAAATTGTTATCTTGAATTTCCTGATAATTATAGTGAGCTTATTGGTGACGGAATAGAGATTACTTATATATTATTAGAAGATGAGGAAAGAGCACAAGATATTCCAGCACAGGAATTAGAGCAATTTATTTCTCCATTTGTTACATTAGAAGATCCTAATGTTACTTTAAGTTCTTCTAATGTAAAGATAAGTAACTATGCCGCTGCTTCAGGTCATAAAAATTCTGAAAGTATAAATGAAGCATACTCTAACTATAAGAAAACTGTAGGTACTTTTAAAACTTTAATCACTTTAAGAGACTACCTAAATTATATAAAATCAAAAGATTTAGATATATGTTCAAATGCTTTTGTATGTGATAGAACAAATGATGTTCAATCTACTTATAAAGTTGTAAGTAAGCAACACGGATTAGACAGTATTATTGTTAACGTAGAGCAAATAGTAGATAAGACAAAAGTTACATCTAATTTTGATTATACTTTTACTGTTTCAAGGGATGGACATAGTATAGCTGGAAAAGAGTATTATATAATTGAAAATGATACACTAAGAGCAGTTCAAGATACTACTGGTGGTCATCCTGCAGAAGCCGGTTGGTATGAATTTACATCAAGAGTAGCAAAGAAAAGAGATGCTTTGGATGCGTTCTCATTAAAATTCTATATGCTGAAAAATTCTATATTATTAAACAGCAGTAGTGCATTTAATGAAACATTTGAAATGTCAAATGAAAAATTAGATATAGATTCAATTCTAGGTGATACTGCTCATTTAGAACATAAGTTTGAAGATATATTACCATTAGGTACTAATAGTTACAAAGTCACTTCTGATACTCATTACTTAGAAAATAAAGCATATTATATACAAGATAATGAGATTAACACGTTTAAGCTCTATACAAATTATACACCTGGTGATGTTATAAACTTACTAACTAATACGGTGTATGAATTAGACGTAGAAGCATTATTACCTCATATAGTCTTTTATAAAAACATCTATCCGTTAGTAGTAAATGTTTCTACCTATGATAACTTAAATGAAAAAACTCAGCAAGAAGTTCAGAAGAATATATTAACTGCTTTATATAATGGTTTAAATAGTTCAGAATTAAATTTTGGTGAATCTATCAGTACTGCATATTTAGAAGAATTAGTTAAGTCAAGTGATACTCATATAAGGTCAGCTTCTTTTGATCCATTTACTTATGTTACTAAAGCAATATATTATAAGGATGGTCAGTTTAAGTCTGTAACTTTACCTTCTTCTGTGAACGATATGCAAATAGACCAGAAAGATGAGGATAGTGTATTAGCTTATTTTGTATCTAAAGATATAGTTGCAAAATCTATATTATCTGGTGTAACTAGTTTATTAACACCCGATGATATATTCACGTACCATCTGAATCATAAATTTATAAATTATTATGATAATGTTTATTCTATTACAAGTCAAGCAGTAATAGATATTGGTGGTGATGATGCTATAACCACATATTCGTATAACTCTTCTAAACCTTATATTACCAGAAGTTATACATTAAAAGAAAATGAAGCATTGCATTTGTATAGACCAAAGTTAGAAAATGTAAAAGAATTTTCTTCTGGAATTCATTATGAATATCTGCTTTATAATAACATAGAAGCAGGTCAATCTTATGAGTTACAAAACGGTGAATATTTTATATTTTACCAATCTATAAACACAGAAAATCAACCATATCAGCAACCAGATGGATACTCAGTACATGCTTGCACAAAGGGTTGTATAGTAAATCCTTCTATGGAAATAATTTCACAGACTGATGTTGCATCATTATCTAACTTTGCTATGGCAAATGTAATTTCATGGTTTGAGGCTAATCCATCTGAAAATATATATGAGACAAATACTTATGCTTCTCATTATGTTACAGAAATATATAATAGTCCAATCATAGGTGATAATGCCATAACTGGTACTAATACTATAAAGTTCCAGAAAATATTTGAAGTTACACTAAATGAAAGTGATAACTATAGATTTTTCTGGGTATTAAAGACACCGAGATATTCAAATGAGAATAAAGTAAAATCTTATACTTTATTCCCAGAATACGATATGAAGGTGAATAGATTATCTGATAAAGAAAGAAATTCATATACCTTAAAAACTGGAGAAAGATTATATTATACTGATAGTTCAAATTCAAGTTTAGCTATATATGGTCCAGGTACTACCATTTATAGAAATTGTGGTATTACCAGTGAGTATGAAGATGATAATGCAGATACTTGTACAGAATTTGTTAATATAAATAAATTTAGTTCAACAGGTGATGATGAAAGATTCCG